TCAGGATCAACTTTTAATGTGTAAAATTGTCTAGTCTCGTATCCACTCTTAGGAGCATTTGCTTCTGCTTCGTCTAATATGGCTTGATTTATTTGCAAATCTTTTGATCGTGTACTTAATAAATCTTGTAATGTTGGGCCAGTTGGGTTATCAGCATTAGCAGGTTGATTTAAAATATCAGCAAACTGTTGACTGTCTGTTATTTTTGTACATTTTAATCTGTATAGATGTGGATACCACGTAGCACTAAAGCCTTCGCTTGCTCGTCCAACATCTGTAATTTGATAATAACGAGGTAATGTTACATCAAATCCGTTTAAGGCAAAGTCGTCACGCAAGTGTGGTAATTCAAATACATCACCACTAACAGGTTTACGTCCAATGTATTTGATAAAATCATTAATATGTACAGTCATGTAAATTGTATCATTATCAATAAACAGGCCAAACTGACTTAAATTAAAGTCGATATTTTGTACATTATACCAACCACGAATTTTATAAATTTCTGTATCGTATTTTCTATCACGATTTTCCAGAAACATTAAATCTTGTATTTGAGTAACATCTTTAACAACAGGATTTCCATTGCTGTCAAGGGCAGATGTACCGATGTATTTGTGTAAGTAAACGTCCGTGCCTCCAAGCTGGAACATTTCGCTAGCTTGGCGATCCATAAACTTAAAATCTTGCCCTCGTTCGGGCTTATATAGAGATATTCGTGGCATAATGATATTTATCGTTAGCTAAATATGTAAGGAGAGTAAAAAATGGCAGATATCTACCCTACAGATCCGGCGCTTACCACGTCAACCCAAGAAAGAAACAAGGTTTTTGACTATGTTAAAACCATGCTAGGTGACGGCATGGTTGAAGTAGAGCTTGATCCTAAACATTACGAAACTGCTTTAGACAGATCATTGGCCAAATTCCGTCAACGTAGTGCCGGTGCAGTTGAAGAAAGCTATTTGTTTTTAGAACTATTTGTAGATCAAAACGAATATCAGCTTCCAAACGAAGTTATTAATGTTCGTTCAGTTTTCCGTCGTAGCGTTGGTAGCAGAACTGGTCAAGGCGCAGGTGGCAGTTTATTTGAGCCATTCAACTTAGCCTATACAAATACCTATTTGATGAACAGTAATCAGTTAGGTGGTATTGCGACCTATGAATTGTATTCAGGTTACCAAAAACTATTAGGCCGTATTTTTGGTAGTTATATTGAATTTGCTTGGAATCAAACCAAGCATACATTGACTTTACTCCAACGTCCATTTGCACAGGGCGAACAAATCTTAATTCGTACTGACAATTTCCGTCCAGATTTTGTGTTACTACAAGACATGTATGCAAAACAATGGTTATACGACTATACCTTAGCAACTTGTAAAGCTATGTTAGGCGAAGCACGTGGTAAATTTGCCACTATTGTAGGCCCACAAAGTGGATCCCAGTTAAATGGCTCTGCTCTCAAACAAGAAGCAGACAAGGAAATTGAAAAACTTGAAAAAGAGTTGGGCGATCATGTTGCTGGCGGTCAGCCGATGACATTCATTCTTGGTTAAAAAAGTCTTGACCTTGTAATAAAACTGTTATATACTAGAGCTAAATTAGGGGGCTCTATGATTATAGGCGTATGCGGTTTTATTGGTTCTGGCAAAGATACTATTGCCGATTATCTTACTAACTTTCACGGTTTTCGACGAGAGTCTTTTGCTAACAGTTTAAAAGATGCTGTAAGTTATGTATTTGGCTGGGACAGAACAATGTTAGAAGGCCGTACTAAACAAGCCCGTGAATGGCGAGAACAAGTAGATCCGTGGTGGGCAGAACGTCTTAATATGCCTGATTTAACACCACGCTGGGTCTTACAATACTGGGGAACTGAAGTTTGTCGCAAGGCTTTTCATGATGATATTTGGATTGCCAGCTTAGAAAACAAACTACGCAATAGCAAGGACGACATCGTTATTAGTGACTGTCGTTTTCCTAATGAAATCAAATCAATCAAAGAAGCAGGCGGTATTGTTATCCGTGTAAAACGCGGTGATGATCCTGAATGGTACAAGGATGCCGCGGATATGAACGCTGGTCCTAAGTGCTTAAATTGGGCACTGGCAAGCGGCCGCATGTCTAAGCTGAATATTCACGCTAGTGAAACAGCTTGGGTAGGGACTAAGTTTGACTATGTACTAACTAATGATGGTACAATAGATGAACTAATGGCCAAAGTTAAAGATCTGGTACAAGATCCCCTTGCTTCCATCGAACCCCTTCCTTATGAAGAATCCGTTGGCAGTTAGCACAAACTGTTTTTAAATTAGCGTGGGTGCAGTTGTTTAAATCTGCGTCTACATGAAACACAGCAAACACCTCCTTATGCGGACTTCTAAAACCGCATTTGTCGCAGGTGTTTTTCATTTTGTATCCAGCTTGTTGCCATCTAGGCAATTTAACACCCCGTAAACAACTACCGCATACGCTACGATAGTATGCGACACCTTCTTTATAATAATTAATGGCTACAGGGCCTCGGCCGCAGGTGCAAAGTGGTCTCATACAATATTTAAGCCTTTTTTAAACCTTTTCAAACCGGCTTATACGAGCTTGAAAAGCTCAAATATCTATAAATACAATTAGAACTTGTATTCACCGGAGATAAACATATGGCCACACTCGGTTCACCAGGCGTAGCGGTTACAGTAGTAGACGAGAGTTTCTACACACCAGCGGCCCCAGGTACAACACCTTTAATTTTTGTTGCGACAGCAGAAAACAAAACTAATTCAGCAGGTACTGGAATTGCTTCCGGTACACAAAAAGCAAACACAGGTAAAGTTTATTTGATGACTAGTCAAATGGACTTGGGCAGTACTTTTGGTACTCCTATGTTTGAAACTGACGCTAGTAACAACCCAGTTCACGCAGGTGAACTTAACGAATACGGCTTGCAAGCCGCTTACAGCTATTTAGGTGTAAGTTCACGTGCTTATGTAGTACGTGCAGATATTAATTTAGGGCAACTAGCAGGAACAACTAACATTCCAGCAGGAAGCCCAGATGCAGGAACATATTGGTTTGATACTACAGATACAGCATTTGGTGTATTTGAATGGAATGCTAATCCAGCTTCAACAACTGGCGGCCAGACATTTGTAAACCGTACTCCATTAGTGATTACTGAATCTACAAAATTATCAAACTCATCAGATTCATCTAGTGCTCCATTAACAAGTATTGGCGCAATTGGTTCTTATGCTATAACAGCAGTTGGAACAACTAGCAGATTATGGTTTAAGAACTATACAGGTGCATGGGTACAAGTTGGTTCTAACGCTTGGACAGCTAGCTGGCCAACAGTAGTAAGCACATTAAGTTCACGCACATTGACTAGTTCATATTCATTAACTATTGCGGCTACTGGTAACGGTGTTGCTCCAAGTTTAAGTGTAACTCCTAGTGCTACAACTGCTCCTAGTACTGTTACTGTAACAGCAACAGCAATAACAAATAATTTAATTACAGCTACAAATACATTACAAGCTGGCGATATTGTTGTATTCAGCGCAAGTGTTAACGGTTTGTCAAGCGGAACAACTTATTATGTTTTAGCAAGTAACTTGTCAACAAGTGCTTTCTCAGTAAGTTTAACACCAGGCGGAACACCAGTTACAATTACAGATACTGGCGCGGCAAGCTCAACTGGTACTGTTACTAGTTTAGGTGTTACACCACGCAACGTTATTACAGCATCTGGTGCAGGTAATACACTAGTTGTTGGAGACCCAATTGTATTTGGCGGAACAACATTTGGTGGTATCGTAAATGGTACAACATATTATGTTATTGCGGCAAGCGGTACATATTTTGCAATTAGCGCAACACAAGGTGGTACACCATTTGTATTGTCTACTGCAACTGGTGGCAGTATGACTGCTATTGAAACAGAAACAACATTTACAGCTACTGGTGTTACATCATTTACACAATTAGCGGCCGCAATTACTGGTAGAATTCCAGGTGTTACAGCGATCGTTAACAGCAACAATCAATTAGCATTGTATTGCGATGGTACTGTAGACAAGTTAACATTAAGTGGAACACTAACTGGAACAGGTTCAGGTGCTACTGGTTTATTAGCAGGTGACTATTATTCACCATTATTAACTATTGCTTCGCACACTCAAGTTCCATCATATAAATCTACAGACACTACCCCACGTCCAACTGGATCTGTTTGGGTTAAATCAACTTACCCTAACTTAGGTGCTAACTGGGCTGTATGGTTGTACAACACAAACACAGCGTCTTTTGATGCTATCAATGCTCCATTGTATGCATCAAGTGCGGCCGCTATCTATGCGTTAGATCCAAGCGGCGGTGGTATTAACATTCCAGTAAACAATTTATATGTAAAATATAATGATTCTGAATATACAGGTCATGCTGTAAATCCACAAGTAGTAGACTTTAAGATTCATCGTCGTGCAAATTCAGGTCCTACTACTATTACAACTGGTATTATCAAATCAACAACATTTACTAGCGGAACAAACACATTCACAGCAATTGAAAGTGTAATTGGTTCAGCTTATTTGGGCGATTATAGTGCTACTGGTTCTACAGGTTCTGGAAAAACTGTAACATTTACAGCTAGCGGAAGTGCTACTGCTGATGCTAATGCATTTGCTGGCGCTGTTAACTCAGCTGGATTTACAAACATCACAGCAAGTGTAAACAGCAGTAACCAAGTTGTTATTAGTCACGTACTTGGCGGTGTAATCCGTTTTGCAGATGGTACAAACACTCCATTAAACCACTCAGGTCTAGTTGCTGGTACAACTGCAAACTTATATTCAGTTCCTGCAGGCGAATCAACATATACATTTGGTCAAGCAACAAACTGGAAGCCATTAGCTACTAATACAGCAGACGGTATCACTTATGTTGCAAGCAATTCAACACCAACAACATTAACAGCAGACGGCCAATTATGGTATAACAGTTCTGTTACTGATGTTGATATTATGGTTAACGATGGTACACACTGGAGAGGTTTAAACAATTACAACTTCACAGCACGTACTAGCGCGGCATTTAACTATGGACAAACAGCAGTTACACCATTTGCTGGTGCAAATGCCATTGATCCTAACGGTCCAATCGTAAGTGCTGTTAAGCCAACACTACAAAGTGATGGTACAGCTTTACAACAAGGCGACATTTGGGTAGATACTAGTGATTTAGAACACTATCCAAAGATTTATGTGTACAATGCTAGTAGCCTAAAGTGGGTATTAGTTGATACTTCAGATCAAACAACTGAAAACGGTATTGTGTTTGCAGACGCTCGTTGGAATTCAACAGGTTTAAATGGCACACAAGAAACTATTGTTACTATGATGAATAGTGACTTTGTAGAGTTTGACGCTCCAGATCCTGCACTATATCCAAAAGGTATGTTGCTATGGAACCTACGTCGTTCAGGCTTTAACGTTAAGAAGTTTGTTCGTAACCACATTAACATATTAGGTAAAAATCCACGTAGCTGGACTAACGAAAACCAAACATTGTACTATCCACATAGCTGGGTAAGCCAAGCGGCTAACCAACCTAACGGTGCTGGTACATTCGGACGTAAGGCTCAACGTGCTGTTGTTGTACAAGCATTCAGCGCATTGATTAACAGTAACCAAGCTATCCGTGATGAAGATTCATTGACATATAACTTGATTGCTACTCCAGGTTACACAGAAGTTATCGACGAAATGGTCGCACTAAACTACGATCGTGGAATTCAAAGTTTTGTAGTAGGCGATACACCTGCACGTTTAACACCAGATGCAACTTCATTAAGCAACTGGGGTAACAACACTTCAATGTCTGCAGGTAACGGTGAAGGTGGTTTAACTACTACTGATGCATACCTAGGTGTTTACTATCCATGGGGATACACAACAGATAACATGGGCAACAACATTGTTGTTCCACCAAGCCACATGATGTTACGTACAATCGCCCTAAGCGACAACGTTTCTTATCCATGGTTTGCACCAGCTGGAACACGTCGTGGTGGTATTACTAACGCGGCCGCAGTTGGTTATGTTGATAGAAACGGAGAATTTAATTCTGTAGCATTGAACACAGGACAACGCGACACACTAGCCGCAATCCATGTAAACCCAATTACATTTATTAGCGGAACAGGCCTTGTAGCTTACGGACAATATACACGTCAGTTAGCCGCAAGCAGTTTAGATCGTATCAACGTTGCACGTTTAGTAATTTACTTACGTCGTCAATTTACAGTATTGGCTAAACCGTTTGTGTTTGAACCAAATGATACAATTACACGTAATGAAATTAAGAATTCGGCAGAAAGTTTATTGTTAGAACTAGTAGGTCAACGTGCTCTATATGACTACCTAGTAGTTTGCGACACAACTAACAACACTCCTGCACGTATAGATCGTAGTGAACTACATCTTGATGTAGCGATTGAACCAGTAAAAGCCGCGGAATTTATCTACATTCCATTACGCTTAGAAAATACTGGCGCAATTAAAGGTCTAGGAAAATAATTAGGAGAATATAATGGCAATAGCGGCTTTATCAAATTTTACAGTACCTCTAGCTTCTGACCAAAGTGCTACATCACAAGGCATGTTAATGCCTAAGTTGAAGTATCGCTTTAGAGTGAGCTTTGAAAACTTTGGCGTTAGTACTCCAACAACAGAATTAACTAAACAAGTTATGTCAGCCGCACGTCCTAACGTGCAGTTTGAAGATCAGATTATTCCAATTTACAATAGTCAGATTCACTATGCTGGTAAGCCAAAATGGCAAACCATCCAGATCAAACTACGTGATGACAGCACAGGTGCAGTTAGCAAGTTAGTTGGCGAACAGATGCAGAAACAATTTGACTTCTATGAGCAAAGTTCTGCGGCTTCTGGTATTGATTACAAGTTTACACTACGTATTGAAATGCTAGACGGCGGTAACGGTGCAAGCACACCTAACATTCTTGAAACATGGGAATGCTATGGTTGCTATGTACAACAAGCTAACTATGAAGCAATTGACTACAGTCAACAAGGACCAGCAGAAATTACACTAACAATCCAAATGGACAATGCAGTACAAACTCCAAGCGGTAGCGGTGTAGGATCAGCAAGTGCAATTCGCCCAAGTGCTCCAGGTACATTAGCAACTGGTGGTGGACGTTAATTAAAAAGCTCGCTCAGGCGAGCTTTTTTTACGACTGTTCATTAACTACGTAGTTAATTTTATCGATAAATATTTGTATGGCTAATTCATCATACTTAGGTAACAATTCACCCGGTCCAGATTTAAGAGACTGGCAACATGCCGCGAGATTATTTACAGATAATAATCAGATATACGGCCCAAAGCAAAAGTTTTTATTTCACGTTGCTATTAGTATAAATCCTAACGCAGTTTCAACTCCTATACTGGTTAATAATTTTAAATCAGTATTAGGCATGTTAGTAAAAAGTGTTAGTTTACCCAAGTATACTGCTACCGTAGAAAAAGCTAATCAATATAATCGTAAGAAAAATATACAAAACAGAATCAGTTACGAAGATACTACAATTAAATTTCATGATGATAACATGGGTTTAATTAACTTAATGTGGCAAAATTATTTTAACTATTACAATTCAGACACTAGAAGTGCAAGTGTGCCTGGTGCTTATAACAGAACTGCTACACGTAATTTTAGTTTTATCCGTACTCCGTTCGGCTTAGACAGTGGAGCAACAGACCCATTCTTTAATTATATTACAATTTATCAAATGGCTCAGGGAGAATACCTAAGCTATAAACTTATTAATCCTATTATTACTAGTTGGAGTCACGAAACAGTCGATTATTCACAAAGTCAAACTCCTCACGAAAATGTTATGTCATTAGCGTTCGAAGCAGTTGAGTATGGGTCAGGTAAAATATTACCTGGAGATCCTGAAGGATTTGGCGGAGAATTATATGATCAAGTTCCTAGTCCACTAACTGCAATTAGTCAAAACGGAAGCACTCTGAACGATATTAAAACAACTCCTAGTTTACGAGATGCCAACATGACTAACAATAACAAAACTAGTTTTCTCGATAACGCAATTAAAACTGTTAACAATTATCAAAA